GCGTATTTTGGTAGTCACTGACTGATGTAGAAATATGTAAAGAAGTAGCAATTATTGAAGGCTGTTTGATTTTGTTATTTGTGTGGAAATTGCTTGCATCATGATCGCATGGATCGCAGGCGCTGTAGGCGTAGGCGTGCTGATATTGTCAATCAACATTCATCTTGGAATTGACAAGGATCGCGTCGAGTCTTTAGCTGCTTGTGAGATTACGACAGCCCAGCAGCAGAACGTAAACAAATCCAACCTGCAAACAATCGCAGAAATTACCCGAGCGAATCAGGCATGGGCAGATCGTTTCGAAACAACAGTAGGGACGTACAGCAATTCAATTATCAGGCTGAAAGCCCAGCTCGCAACAGAACGCAACAAACGAAACAGCGACAGACTAGAAGCCAAAGCAGAACTAGAAAGGATTTTAGCTAATGATGAATCATCTAAGGATTGGTCTTTGCAGCGCGTCCCTGATTCTATTTCTGACTTCGTCCGCGACGTTACCACAGCCCACTAAGATCATAAACACAGAAACAACTGTACCAGTTCCACAAAAGATTGATGAGGCTCTAACAGAGCAATGCGAGGCAAGGACGGAACCCCCGCAAACCAATAATGATTTATTAACCGTGATCACCCAAATCTCCGACTGCAACAAGGACTTGAACAGTCGCATGAAGGCAATCCGTGAGATGCAACCAGAATGAGTGCAATAACAAAAGGGAGCGCATGGATCATGGATAAGATTCTTGAGGGGTTCACATCTAATCAAAAGTTTGCGCTGTTTTTGATTTTCGTGTTGGCATGGGGGGTATTTCACGTAGCAAGGGCAGACGGGCTGATTCCAGGTGTATCCGGTTACGCAAAAGAGGACAGCGTGTATCAGATGAGATTAAGCATGGCTAATGAGAACTTCGCAAAGGCACAAAAGCAAGCCTGCGAAATGGTATTGCTCGGTAACAGCGAAGCGTCTGTGTACGCATCAGCAAAACTTAAAGAATTTAATGATGAACTTATAGAGTTGACTGGCCGTGAGCCACGCCTGCCAGAGTGTTCAGAATTGGGTATTGTTGGGGTTAGGTAATGGCAGCTAAAGGAACATCAAAGTTTGAAGTCACTGCGGAAATACTCCGCAAGGTTGAAGCGCTTGCAAGTCAGGGTTTAACCATGATTCAGATCGGTGATGTGCTGGGCGTTTCAGACAGAACCATCTACAGATCAAAGAAAAACAACAGTCAGTTCAGTCAGTCTATAAAAGAGGGACAGGCAAAAGGCGTTGCAACTATATCCAATGCGTTATTCAGCAGTGCAAAAAGCGGCAACATTACAGCCCAGATATTTTATCTAAAGAACCGTGCTGCCGCTGAATGGCATGACCGTAAGGAAATTGAACACAGCGGCGAGATCCTGGTAGGCGAAATTGAACGCTCAGTTGTCAAAGCACCGTAAGCTAACCATCCCCACAGCAGAGGTATTCGTACCACTACTGGAGCCAGCAAGGTATAAAGGTATCTGGGGCGGCCGAGGCTCAGGCAAGTCTCAGTTCTTTGCTGATAACTTGATAGACAGATCATTTACACGTGGACACAGACAGGTATGTATTCGTGAAGTACAGAAGTCACTTAAGGAATCAGCCAAGCGACTGATAGAGGACAAACTGGATCATTACGGGCTAGGTGTAGGGCAGGGCTTCAAAGTCTTTCGTGAGGTCATAGAAACGCCCGGCGACGGTATCATCATGTTTCAGGGTATGCAGGACTCAACAGCGGAGTCTATTAAGTCGCTAGAGGGGTTTGATACTGCATTCGTTGAAGAAGCACAAAGCCTGTCACAGCGCAGCCTTGAGTTATTGAGGCCAACTATCCGTAAGGAAGGCTCAGAGCTTTGGTTTGCATGGAACCCACGGTTCAAGAATGACCCGGTAGATGTCCTGTTAAGACAGGGCGATATGCCAACAGGGGCAACGGTAGTTAAAGCCAACTGGTCCGACAATCCGTGGTTCCCTGATGTATTGGAACAGGAACGTCTTGATTGCTTCAACTACGAACCTGAAAACTATGAACATATATGGGAAGGTGGCTATGTCACCATCACTAAAGGCGCTTACTTTGCTAGACACTTGGCAGAGGCACGAGAACAAAACCGCATTGGTCATGTTGCAGCCGATCCACTAATTAAGATCAGACTGTTCTGTGACATTGGCGGTACTGGCTCCAAGTCGGATGCTTTCGCTATCTGGGCTGTTCAGTTCGTTGGCCAAGAGATACGTCTTATTGACTACTACGAAGCGCAAGGCCAAGACATGGCAACGCACGTTGCATGGATGAATAGGGAAGGTTATACACCAGAGCGCGCAAGTATCTGGCTGCCGCACGATGGCAGGACCAACGACCGTGTTTATGATGTCAGCTACGAATCAGCGTTCAAGGCCGCTGGTTATGATGTAACAGTCATACCCAATCAGGGTAAGGGCGCAGCAATGGCAAGGATTGAGGAAGCGCGGCGTTTGTTTCCACAGATGTACTTTGATCAGAAAGCCTGCGACGGTGGCCTTGAAGCATTGGGCTGGTATCACGAAAAGATAGACGAAAAGCGCGGCATCGGACTCGGCCCAGATCACGATTGGGCATCTCACGGCGCAGACGCTTTCGGGCTAATGGCGGTAGCACACGAAACACAGAAAGCCAGAGCCAAGCCAATACAATTTAAAAAATGGGGATGATTAACATGACAACTAACATAGAGACAGCCCTGTGACTGATTACACCGACCATAGCCATGTGCTTGAGATTCTAACGGAATCACAGAGCGCAGACTCAGACAACCGCGATAATGCCCGCGAAGCTACCCTGTTTATCTCTAAGCGTGATGGACAGTGGGAGCCTTACTGGTGGGACGCGTGTGATGGAAAGCCACGCTACACATTCGATATGACTGGTCCGGTAGTCGATCAAATCTCAGGTGAGATGGAGCAGGCAGACTTTGACATCAGCGTGAAGCCAGCAGGCGGCGATACCACTAAGGATGATGCCAAGCTGTTCGATGGCATGATTCGTAACATCGAGAATATCAGCAACGCTAAGGACATATTCAATCTATCAGGCCGCAACATGGTATGTGGTGGCTTTGATGCCTGGCAGATCAAACAAAAGTACGTTGATGATGACAGCTTCGATCAGGATTTAGTGATTGAGGGCATATCTAACGCGCTTGACTCAGTATGGCTAGGCCCATTCAAGAAGCCAGATGCCAGTGATATGACTTGGGGTATTGTTCTTGAGGCAATAGACAAGCGTAAGTATGACGAAAAATGGCCCGAAGGCAGCGGTATGTCAGTCAGTGAGGACCGTACGAGTCAGGCTTATTACAACAAAGCAGACCAGATCATCATAGGCCAGATTTATTTTATTGAGGAAGTTGACCGCGAACTGCTGTTGATGTCATCCGGGCGCGTACTTGAGAACAATGAGGACAACAAAAAGATTCTGGATGAACTTGCCGAAAATGGCGAGACAGTAGAAAAGACCCGTACACGGCCAAAGAATGTAGTCAAATCCAGGCTGTTTGATGGCAAAGACTGGCTTGGCAAAGAACAGACAACTGTATTTAATCAAGTGCCAATCATTCCATGCCTTGCTAACTTCCGGGTATTTGAGAATAAGGTGCTGTATTGGGGATCGGTTGAGAAACAAATTGACGCGCAGCGGGTGTTTAACTACGCCAAGTCCAGAGAGATTGAAGAAGGCGCATTAGCTCCACGCGCTAAATACTGGATGACAGAAAAACAAATAGCGGGGCATGAAACAACGCTCGCTACAATGAACACCAATTCAGACCCAATCCAGCTCTACAACCATGATCCGCAAGTACCGGGACAACCACAGCAATCAGGCGGCGCACAGATCAACCCCGGTTTACAGACAATATCATCCGATATGAACGGCATTCTAAGACAGACTGCCGGCCTATTTGCCGCCAACATGGGGGACAACCCTAACGCTCAGTCTGGTGTTGCTCTCAAGAAACTACAGGACAAAGGCGATACCGGCACGATCAAGTATTTCAAGGCAATGGAACGCGCTATCGGCAGAACAGGGCGCATCCTTGTTGATGCCATCCCAGTTGTTTACGACACACAGCGTCAAGTCCGGATCATGAAAGAGGATGGCTCTTTCGATATGACTGCCATCAATGAGCAAGTGTTGGATGATGAAACCGGCACATATGTAATGGTCAACGATGTCAGCAAAGGCAAGTACGATGTAACGTGCAGCTCTGGTCCCGCCTTCCAGAATAGACAGGAAGAAACCGTTGCGGCTATTACCGAGATGGCAACCATTGACCCGTCTATTCTGGAGATGGGCGGTGACATCCTGTTTAACAACTTGGCATCGCCGGGCATGGACTTGCTAGCAGCACGTAAACGCCAGCAGATTTACAGCGCGGGCATGATTCCTTTTGACCAACAGACCGACGAAGAAAAGCAACAGACCCAGCAGGCTCAACAGCAGCCACCACCGGAAGATCCAATGATGGTGGCAGCACAAGCCGAGGCAGAGAAAGCCAAAGCAGCCAACAACAAGATCATGGTCGAGGCACAGGCAATCGAACGGCGCGAGGCCAGAGCCGATTACGAAACCCAAATGAAGCAACAGAAGCAAGAATACGATATGGCAATGGGTCAGGCCAAAGACTCTCAAGAGCGCGAGAAGCTTCAATACGATTGGGATATGCAGCGCCAGAGATTAACGCAAGATTGGCAGGCAACCCAATTTGATCAGATGATGCGCTCACAACAAGCTTTGTATCAGGAATTATCCAGCCAAGTGAACAGCCTGAAAACCTACCGTGAAGCAATGGGTGCAGATGCAGTCAGTGGCCCAGCATTAGCGGCAGGATTCGGGAATCAGTTAAGGATAGTAAGCGACAGTCAACGGGAACAGGAATAGTTATGAACTTCGGCGGCAATTTACTAGGCGGTATGGGTGCAATGCAACCACAACAGCCACAGGGTATGCAGCAGTATGGTGGTGGTCAATCGTATGGCATGAACCAATCACCTTACGGCCAGCAGCCACAAGTACCACAACAGGGTTACGGCCAGCGTGGCGATATGATGCAGGGCTTTGGCCAACGCCAGCCAATGCAACAGTACGGACAGCGGCAGGGAATGGGTCAAGGCGGAATGATGGGTCAACAGCCGAATCAAGGCTTGCAGTTTGGTGGTACGATTCCACGCGCACCTTGGCAGCAACCGCCAATGCAGCAAGCTCCACCGGGATATAACATGCCGCCACCGATAAGCGGCAAGCCGCCACCTAATTTTTATGGTGGGCCACAACAGCAACAGCCACAAGGCCCAATGCAACCACAGCAGATGCAAAACCCAATACAGCGTCCACCAATGATGCCTAAAAACAGGTACGCAATGCCCGGCCCTGTGCAGCCTGTATCAGCACCACAAAGCTATGGCAACATGCTTGCTGGCTATGGAATGTAATCAGTCAGGCTGATTAAGCTGATCCTGCATAGCCCGTAACTGAAAAGTCCGGTGCTGTGCATTTTGACGGTCGATATGCTCTTGTTTCTTGTCCCTGGCATCTTGGTCGCTCAGAGCATCACCAAGAGCGCCTAAAGCTGTAAAGCCACGAGATATGTTCCCAGCAGTGCCGGTAACGCAGGCATTGAGCGACAGTAGAACAATAACAATTGACAGTAGTTTAAGAGTTTTCATAATTTCACCTCACTAATAAGGACTTATTAGCTTACCACCTTTCATCAGTGGTGAGGTACACGCTTTAACCGTACGTGACGGTATCACGGCATCCTAACCATAGGACATTTGTTATGACACAAGAAGCAGAGCTACAACCCGATTCAGAA